TTGTGCTTACCTTGCTATTGGAGGTTGGTTCGTTGGAACTACTTTCGTAACAAGTTGGTATACACATGGTATTGCATCTTCATATCTTGAAGGAGCAAATTTCTTAACAGCAGCAGTGTCAACACCTGGCGACGCAATGGGTCATAGTCTATTGTTTCTATGGGGACCAGAGGCACAAGGATCATTCGTTCGTTGGTTACAACTTGGAGGTCTATGGAACTTTGTAGCATTACATGGAGTCTTTGGACTCATAGGTTTCATGCTCAGACAATTTGAGATCGCAGGACTTGTAGGCATCAGACCTTACAACGCACTCGCATTCTCTGCTGTTATCGCAGTCTTCACTAGCATCTTTCTGATCTATCCTTTAGGTCAGCACAGTTGGTTCTTCGCACCTTCATTCGGTGTCGCAGCAATCTTTCGTTATATCTTATTCATACAAGGTTTTCACAACATTACATTGAATCCATTTCACATGATGGGTGTTGCAGGAATACTAGGTGGAGCATTACTATGTGCCATTCATGGTGCAACAGTACAGAACACATTGTATGAAGACACATCAGTTTATACTGAAGGTAAGATCCAAAGTTCTACATTCAGAGCATTCGATCCTACACAGGAAGAAGAAACTTACAGTATGATTACAGCAAACAGATTCTGGTCACAGATATTTGGTGTTGCTTTTTCAAACAAAAGATTCCTACACTTCCTCATGTTGTTTGTACCTGTCATGGGTATGTGGACATCATCAATTGGTATCGTAGGTTTAGCACTTAACCTCAGAGCATACGACTTTGTATCTCAAGAGATAAGAGCAGCAGAAGACCCAGAGTTCGAGACTTTCTACACTAAGAATATACTTCTTAATGAAGGTATGAGAGCATGGATGTCATCTGTCGATCAACCGCATGAGAACTTCGTGTTCCCAGAAGAAGTGTTGCCAAGAGGTAACGCACTATAGGTTGACAAACAGTTTGGTCAATGATATAATGAGGGTCTAGAACAGACCCTCTTTTTTTATACATAAAAATAAAACTCATGAATATTACGATCTACACCAATGAAGGATGTATCTGGTGTACTAGAACAAAAGAACTTATGGTGAGAGCAAACGTAGAATACACTGAAGTCAAGTGGAATGATATAGGAGTTGAGAATCAACTTAAAATTAAGACACGATGGCCTGATGCTGGTGGATTCCCTGTCGTAGTAATAGATGATGAGTATGTTGGTGGACTCGTTGACGTTGCTAAACTATTTCTTAAGAAAGGATTAGTCACATCTGGCAGTTAATGGAAGAAATTAAAATAAATAAAGGTATAGAACTTATGTTAAGGGGGACTAAACCGAAGTCTATTGAACCTACCCGTAAAGGGATACTTATAAACAAAGTGTTTACCCTCCTAAAAAGAAAAGTCTACTTCAACTTTGAACTTAGGTGGGAAAAGAAAAAAATTAGTTCGGAGTTGAACAATGACTGAATCTTTAATGATCTATATCTCGGCAACAATATCTTTTTTGTTCCTAGCAATTGGAGTATTAGCAGGATGGACTGCCAATGAAGTTAAACATGACCAACTTTATGCAAAGGAGATAGAAGATGAAGCAGCAATGCATCCAGAGATGTATGATCACAATGGTTTTATTCTAAATGAAGAACTATTATCTGTTAGGTTCATGGATCAAGAGGATTCTGAAGAGTCATAAATATTAATACGGTACAAAAATAATCATGCAATTGTTACTAAATGAAGTGCTACAAAAAGTAAGCAACGCAAAAACAAAAGCACAGAAAATAAAATTGCTGCAGGAATATAATTCTCCAGCATTAAGATCTGTGCTAATCGCCAACTTTGACGATAGTGTAATCTCCATGTTACCTGATGGAGACGTTCCATATAAAGAGAACGATGCACCAGAAGAAACGGAACACACGAGACTCATACAAGAGTATCGAAAGTTATATCTATTCTTCAAAGGTGGTGCAAGTGTTTCACAAACACGTAGAGAAACTCTATTCATTCAACTGTTAGAGGGACTACACAAAGGTGAAGCAGAAGTTCTAACTCTTATGAAAGATAGGAGAATTGGAAAGCGTTGGAAAATTACCAAACAATGTGTTGAGGAAGCATTCCCAAACATTGAATGGGGCAACAGAAGCTAATGCAGACATTGAATATCTTAAAAGAAAATTGTGATCCTAAGAAGGATGACAATGCTAAGTTACCATACAACGCATACCTTGTACAATATAAAGTTGGTGACAAGGAGGAAGCAAGGTGGGATCTTGCTATGTCATATAAATCAGTTGAAATATTTGATTATTATTATGATAAGTATAAAAATGTTCTAGCAATAAAACAATCAATGGGTAAAGTACCACCTAAACTGTGGCAAGATCCAAACCAAAAAGAAAAACCAAAGGGTAAAAAGAAGAGATGATTGCAGAATCAGAGAAATCATATCCAACAGGTATGTGGGTAATATTCTATAGAAAATTAGATGAACCCAATGTATGGAAGACCATGAGATACCAGAGAAGTGATGGTGTCATTGTGTCTGCACATACCTATGACGATGTGTTTAAGTTTCGTAGATACAGAGAAGCATTTGATTTTACAAGAGGATTAATTTTTGCAGATCCTACACCAATTTACGACGCTACAGTAAAGAGGATATGCAAAGCGGGAGGAACAGATTTTTATTTGTCAGGAAATTAAGATATAATTAAGAAGCAATTTTGTAGCAGTTAATACTTATTGACATTTCTAAATAGTTATGTTAGTATACTAACACGTTCATCCAATGCACAGCTTAGCACTCCTAGCACTGCTCCTATCTGAACATGATCCCTCTCATTGGGAGATGTCATGTAATGAGTGGAACAGAAATAGAATCGAGATACTTAGCGATAAGGATCTTAATTCTGATGCTCATGAGTATCTTATTGATTACTTCTATAGTAAAGTATCAGAACCAGATTGCAAAGCATGGCAAATTGGACGCAAGTAAGCCAACTCGGAACGGATTTCGTTCATCCTCGCAAGAGGACGCAAAAGCTGACTGAAGGAACGGATTAATCATCCAATTACTTTAGGAGAAACCAAATGGCACAGGTCACATACAGAGGTGTTAGCTATGACACCGCAGAGTACAATAAAAAAGTACTCGATGAGGCAGCAAAACGTCAAAGACATGATTTAATGTACAGAGGCGTTAAAGTACAGCGTAAGATGGTAGGAGCTTAACGATGGTTGAAACACTACAGGTCGTGGGTATCATATCCTTGGGTTGTATTGCCTTTCTCACTATAATATATGGTGAGGTTCAACTGCTAGAACAACAGAGGTAGTAAAAATGCTAAGGATCAAGGTAGATTGGGGTCCCCCCGTTCTTCCAGAGTTTGATCCTGTCAAGCACGATCCCGAAAGAACGTTTGCATTCTTGACTTATCGTGGTGTTAACTACGCTAAATGGGTTTATTTAAAAGTCCACTTTAACGCAGTCAAAGACTGGAAGATCACATCTTAATAACATCTAATGCTTATGAGTATAAACTCGTAGGCATTTATTTTTGTTTCAAAACATAGTAAATGTATAGGTGTAAAAAATAAATAATGGTAGAATTCAGAGGTAGAGTCATGAATTAAAAACCTCCTTTTTAATATTATGACAGTAGTTTACGGAGGAATATGCATAATTTAATATCTCGCAGTCAATTAGATGGGTGGCAGTACCATGATAGATCAGACGACACAATGCTCGATGACTATTACGAATGTCTAGTTGAGTGTGACTCACAACAAAATGAATGCAAACGAATATGTAGAGAGATTCTACAATAATTACAGAGGGGTAGACACCCCTCTTTTTTTATGGTATCATATACCTAGTGTCGATATAAATATGGATAGAGGTAAATTAAAAAACATCGTCAAGAGCTTGCAATCTTTATTAGATGTGTTAGAATCTGAAGTATACTCTGACGTTACTGCATACAATGCAAACCAAACTAACTCAACTTATACTCAAGGGAGAGATGACGATGATGGATACCCAGATTAAATACACAGATGATATGATGCGTCTAAGAAGAGATGCTTTCTTATCTTTAAAGGAATTTGGTTTTGGAAAAAATCTGTATGAATTTTGTACAGACTGGGTTTTGAATCATGATAGTACACAAGGAATTAAAGAAGCGTTCAAAGAATATGAGACTCAAAGACCAAATCAAATTAATCAAATCCGCACTTAAGAAACACGAACTATATTCTGATGTAGAAATACACTACATGAAGAAGCAGTTGAACCAAGCAAAACAGGATCTTAAACTAAAAAAACTACGGAGAAATAAAGGATTTAATAATGAACACAGTACAACTGGTGACAGTGACACCCAAGGCAGAAGAAACCATGGGTTACGTAGCGAGAGTAAGCAACCCCAAGAATCAGGACAATCCTGATGTTGCAGGACTACTTAAATATTGTATCAAACATCAGCATTGGAGTGTATTTGAACAGGCACACATGACTCTAGAGATAGAAACAACTAGAGGTATTGCTGCTCAAGTTCTACGTCATAGATCTTTTACTTTCCAAGAGTTCTCTCAAAGATATGCTAATACAAATTTGCTAGGAGAGATACCTGTACCTGAGTTACGCAGACAAGATACTAAAAACAGACAGAATAGTATAGATGATATACCAGAAAAACAAACCTTCTTTCTACAAAAAGAGATCGAAAGATACTTCGCTGAAGGACTTGATCTATACAATGAACTCATACGTGAGGGTATTGCGAAGGAGTGTGCGAGATTTGTTCTCCCACTAGCAACACCTACTAAGTTATACATGACAGGTAGTGTACGTTCTTGGGTACACTACATAGACTTACGTTCTGCTCATGGTACTCAGAAAGAACATAAAGATATTGCTAACGATGTAAAGAGAGTTTTCATTGAGCAATTCCCAACTATATCAACTGCATTGGAGTGGATTTAAATGCCAATATACCCCGTAAAAAATTTAAAAACTGAAGAGAAGAAAGAACTCTTCATGACTATGAAAGAGTATGATGAGTGGAGAGAGGAGAATCCTGATTGGGATAAAGACTGGCAAGCAGGAGTTGCTGGTGCTGGTGAAGTCGGTGAGTGGCGAGACAAGATGGCAAAGACACATCCTGGTTGGACAGACATCATGAAGAATAAGATTCTACCCAAAGCAGATTTCGTAAACAATAAAACTATCACTGAAAAATACAGATACTAACATGCCAGTAAAAAAGAAGACAAACAAAGCACCAGGTTCTGGCATGACTGCCAAGCAAATGAAACGTAGGAAACCCATCAGTGGAGAATACATGCTTCCAATTGAACCACTGACTGATAATCAGAAGGTGATGTTTGATGAATGGGACAAAGGTAAGATGGTCTATGCCTATGGTGTAGCAGGAACTGGTAAAACTTTTGTCGCTTTATACAAAGCACTTAAAGAAGTACTAGATGATTACTCACCATACGAGAAGATTTATATTGTTAGATCTTTAGTAGCAACTAGAGAGATTGGTTTCTTACCTGGTGATCATGAAGACAAGTCATCATTGTATCAGATACCATACAAGAATATGGTACAGGCAATGTTTGAAATGCCTGATGACAATTCTTATGAAATGTTGTATGATAATCTTAAGGCACAAGAAACTATATCTTTCTGGTCTACAAGTTTCATTCGTGGAACTACATTAGATAATTCTATTGTTATTATTGATGAGTGTCAGAACTTAAACTTCCATGAGTTAGATAGTATTATCACTCGTGTAGGACAAGACAGTAAGATTATATTCTGTGGTGATG